GCCGCCGATCCCGTGCCCCGTGGGCCGTTGGTACCCCGGCCCGAGAAAACCCCGCCTGTGGCAAGCCAGCCTCAAAAAACAGCCAAAGGGCCAAACAAGACCGAGGCCAGGTACGAACGCGAGATACTGGCGCCCCAGGGCATCGAGGCCGGGTACGAGGCGATCACGTTTAAGCTCCGCAACGGCCACCGCTATACGCCCGACTGGGTATATGCCGACCAGACGACTGGCCGCCTGACCTGCGTCGAGGTCAAGGGGGCCTACCGTTTCGGCTCCCACCAGCGCGCCCGGTTGGCGTGCGACCAGGCCCGGCTAGAGTGGCCCGGCATAACCTGGATATGGGCAACCTGGACGGGCAAGGAATGGCAGGTGACAGGATGACGCCCCTGGCAGCATTGCACCTCCATCCAGTCATAGAGCGTGAGCTGCGCCAACGGGCAGTCGCGTTGCGAATGACGCCGAAACAACTGATCGAGTGCTGTATTGTGCGGTTCGTCGGTCTGGAGGGGCACGGTCTGACACAAGAGCAGGCGTTTGGAACTAAACATAGACTGGACCGGAATGGAGGATCGAAACGTGATGCGACCGTTCGCTGCGCAGCAATCCGTACTACCAAGAGGAAGGATGAGTTATGAAACGGCCACGAAATAGAATGGAAACGCCGGAAACGCGAGAGAAAACCTTACAGAGCCCGCAGACGGTCAAGCCGGGGTGCTGCCCTGATTGCGGCCGGCCAATGGCACTACGCTCGCCAGAGCGGATACAAGATAACAGAGTCGTGCGGCAATACCACTGCGAGTTTTGTGAGGAAAAATGAAACTTGAGCACAAGTGCATTGTGTGCGGGAAATGGTTTGATTTGAAACAAGTTGACCACTCAAGCCCGTGGTGGACTCCCAGCGGAGGCAGTCGCCCTGGGTTTAAGCGCTTCTGTTCGCAGTACTGTATTGGACGGTTTGAATGCAACATGCGAACAGCCAAATTTAAACCAGTGAAAACGCAGGAGGACATCTATGGCGACGGGGACGTTGACGAAAAAGAGCGCGATGCAATCTGGATTACGTGAGGGAGGTTCAAATTTGCCGGCCGACAGGCTTGCTTTGCGAATGCTCGAATTGATGGCGCAGGGAAAAATTGACCGCCAAGGCGCGCAGATCATGTCAATGCGCCTGGAATGGCCGCGCCCGTCAATGCGGACTATCGCGCGGCGGCTCGGAATTGATCGCAGAACTTTGGCCCGAAAATGCTCCATGTTAATAAAAGACATAGCAAGTAGTTAGATGCCATTTGCGGCCTGAAAATGCGCCACGTGCCAATAGGTTAGAGGGGGTGCGCGTTTCATATCGGACCTTTGACACCGGAAAGCAGGAGGAACATGGCTCTAACTGTGGCGCAAATAGACGCGGCAATCGCGGCAATAAACAGCGCGGGACAGTCCTATATAATCGGCGATCGGGAGTTTCACCGGGCCGACATTGAGGCATTACGCAAGATGCGTCTGGACGCCATTGCAACAGAAAGGTCCGCCGGGAAGTCCATGTTTCAGCGCGTGCGGATGGGCAAGGCAACATGAGTCGGATTGGCGTAAAATCCATTGCCGGTCCCGGACGGATGCGCTTTTTTGACCGGCTTGTCGGAGCGTTCAATCCGGGAGCCCTTATCCGCCGGGGCCAGAACCGCCTGGCCGAGTTCTACGTTAATCAGCATCTCAAGCGCGCCGCGTACAAAAGCGCCGAGACAACCCGCCTGAACGAACATTGGTCAAGCTCGAACGAGGATATTAACACCATTCTCCAGCGCGAGCTTGACAAGATGCGGGCGCGGTCCCGCTGGCTTTTGCGAAACAACCCTCATGCCATGGGGATGATGAATGCGTACATCTCGCACATTATCGGCACTGGCATGGCACTGCAATGCCGGGTAGCTCGGACAATTCAAGCGACCGATCCGGACGGCAATCCGATCCTTGAGTCGGTTGAACTTGACGCATGGAACGACTTTGTCGAAGCCAAATTCCTTGAGTGGGCCGAGTTTGCGGACGCACGCAGTACAGAGCTCTTGCCGGAATCGTTTCTCGACGACCAGGAACTGTTCCTACGCCGCCTTATCGAGGACGGCGAGGTGTTTGTTTATCTCGGCACGGATACCAGTCTGCCGGGCGTTCCGTTGCGTCTGATGTTCCTGGAGCCCGATTCGCTTGACCTGTCCCTCACCGAACACAACGGCAAGCCGGTTGTCATGGGAGTGGAACTTGACGATAGTACCTTCCGCCCTCTTGCGTACCACATCATGCAAGGGACCACAGAGGCGGGCTATTACCAGGGGCATGGAAAGACCATACGCATCGAAGCCAATCGAATGCTTCATGTTTTCAAGCGTATCCGACCAAAACAAGTACGCGGCATTCCGCATCTCGCTGTTGTCATGCAAAAGTTTTTTGACCTTGAGGAATGGACGGACGCTGAACTGCTTGGAAACAAAATTGCCGCGTGTTTCGGCGTGCTTATTGAGTTGCCTAATGCGGACGGCACGCCCGGAGCGCTCGGAGAAGAAGACGCGAGCAAAGCCACGGACGCCAACGGCAACCTTCTGTCCACGGTTGAACCCGGGATCATCGGATACATGCCCGAAGGCGCGAAAGTTAACATCCTCTCGCCGCAAAAGCCTGGGGCGACATTTGAAATGTTTTCGAAATACCACTTAAAGGCTATTGGTGCCGGCACGCTTGGCGGCATATCGTATCCAGCTATGACCCGGGACACGAGCGGGCAAACTTTCGCGGGTGGGCGGCTGTCGCAGAATATGGACTACCAGGCGTTCCGCCCATTTCAGGAGTTCATCGCACGCAAGTTTTGCATACCGGTATATCGCCGCTGGCTCTCTATGGCGGTGCTGTCCCGAGTTGTAATGGCACCGGGGTATTTTGATAACCCTCGCTTTTGGGACGCCTGCGAGTTCATGCCGCCTGGGTGGGCGCACGGAGTCAACCCGCTTCAGGAAGTTGAGGCCAGCATCAAGAGCATGGAAGCCGGCATAACTACTCTTGCGGATGAAACGGCGTTTAACGGAAAAGACTGGAAGCGCCAGCTCCGCCAGCTCGGCAAGATCAAGCGCCTGGCCGATTCGCAAGGCCTTGTTTTGCAGGGCGTTAATGCTGCGGCAAAGGGAGTTGAAAAGACAGCGGATTCCGAAGCCGCGAAACTTATGGAGGAACAGAATCAATGAAGAAAAAATCTCTTTTCAATGCTTCGAGCGTGCGCGCGATCCAGGACGCTATTGCCCGCAGGTTCGGAAGCATTGCGGCCGTTGATGTGAGGCGGGATGGAGACTTCATTCGTATATCCGAAAAAGCCCCCGCGCCGGGCAAGTTCCATGCGCAGGCCGAGTTCGACGAGCGCGAGGAAAACGGCGAGAAGTTGACGCGCCTGGCGTTTTCGAGCGAAGCCCCCGTGATGCGGTTTGGCGTAGTGGAAATTCTTCTGCACGAATCCGGAGCGGCCGACTTTTCACGCCTGATAAATGTCGGGGCCATCCTGAAAAACCACGACCCGGCGCAAATCATCGGAGTTCCCGTGCGGGCCTGGATAGACGATCAGAAGCGGGGCAATGTCGCGATGCGGTGGGGTACGACCGAACCGGCATTGCAGGCGAAAAAGGAGGCAATGGAAGATAAAACGTTGCGCGGCGTTAGCGTCGGCTATGCCGTCCGCGAATGGGTGTATCTCAAAAACAGTTCGGAAAATTACAAGGGTTTTACCGGCCCCGCATGGGTGGCCGTAAAATGGGACGCTTTGGAAGCATCCTTGACGCCGATTCCAGCTGACCCGTCCGTCGGTCTGGAGCGGTCAATCAAGGTTTGCGACCGGGCACGAGAAAACAACAAGAAGATGGAGGAACTTATTATGAAGAAACTGAAGCTCCTCCGCGCCTGGAAAGCGACCGATGGCACGACCTACGACGCTGGCGTGGAGTTGGATGTTGATGAACGCACGTTCTCGGAACTGACGGAAGGCGGGGAGCCCATGGCTGAGGCCGTGATTGATTCCCGCGCCGTGCAGCCTGTCGAGAAACCCGCTGACGCTGACGCGCTCCGCAAAGAAGCCCGCGAAATCTTCAAGGCTGAAGTGCGCGCGGAAGCCAAGCGAGCCTCGGAAATCCGCGCGATGTGCAAGCGTTTCGGTCTGTCGGACATTGCCGATGACTTGGTGGCGGCCGGTAAGACGGTCGAGGAATCGCAGCGCTCCGTCTTGGATAAGTTGGCCGAGCGCGAGGAAGTTCCGAAGCAGAACATCGTCATTACACAGGATGGCCGGGACAGCTTCCGCGCCGCCGCGATTGACGGTCTGCTTCTGAAGGCCGGCCAGGTACGGATTGACAAACCCGCCGCCGGCGCTTCCGAGTTCAGGGGCATGTCGCTGCTGGACATAGCCAAGGACTGCCTGCGCCGCGCCGGAATCAAGGGCTCTACCGACCTGCGCGAGATGGTTGGCCGCGCCTTGAATTTACGCGGAGCGGAAACCATTGCCGGAACCGCGTCGGACTTCCCCTATATCCTGGCCGCGACTGCGAATAAGTCGTTGCTCGCCGGATACGAGGTCGCCCCGGCGACGTACCAGTTCTGGGCGCGCACTGGCTCCCTGAACGACTTCAAAGCCGCAACCCGGATCAAGTTCGGGGATGTGGGCAAGCTGAAGCTCGTTCCGGAGGGGCAGAAGTACACCGAAACCAAGCGCACAGAGAAGAAGGAAACGATACAGCTCGGTACGTATGCTCGCATGTGGACGATGAGCCGCCAGGCTGTCATCAACGACGACCTCGGCGCGTTTGCCAATACCATGTTTGGTTTTGGTGTGGAAGCCAGGATGCTCCCCAATGACCTGGCGATTGCTGTCCTGACGGCTAATGCCGCCATGTCTGACGGGTTCTCCTTGTTCAGCTCGGAGCACGGCAACCTAGACGAAGAGACCGACCGCAAGATTGATACGCTCGCCCACGGCACGGCCGCGCTGGCGTACATGATAAAGCTCATGGGTATGCAGAAGCAGTACCAGCATCCCGATGAAGCGGAGTCTGCGCGATACATGAATCTGCGGGCAAAGGTGTGGCTGGTGTCCATGACCGACTGGCTGCTGGCGCGGCAAGTCGTGACTTCCGCAACGGACGCCGGACAGGCAAATGCCGGAGTTGTGAATCCGTTTGCCAACCTTGGTATAACTGTTGTCCCGGAGCAGAACATAGTGACCAGTACGACGGACTACTCGCACTATCTGTTTGCGGACCCCAGAATTGCCCCGGTTGTGGAGGTTGCGTTCCTCCAAGGGAACCAGCAGCCCTACCAGGAAGAAATGGACCAGGCTGACGCGGACGGGCGCAAGTGGCTTTGCCGGCTGGACTGCGGCGCGGCTGCCGTGGATTACGTCGGCGCTGTCAAGGCGACTGGCGCGGACGCGGGGTAGTCAAAACAACGTCGCGGGGCCGGCAAATCCGGTCCCGCGTCAAACGTGAAAATCTCGGGATGTTCAAAGCAGTAACGAAGGGTGAGAGTATGAAAAAAGTTGGATTGGTCCTGACGTGTTTGGCAATGTTTGCCGGGGGCGCGTATGCCGCTGGAAACTTTGTTCAGGACTCCGGGGTAGTGACGTTTTTGAACACGTCCACCGCGCTGAGTTCTGGGGAGCTGGTTGACCTGGGCGACCGCTATGGCGTTTGCATTGTTGACATCGCGAGCAACAAGATCGGTGCCGTGGCGACGAAGGGCATCTTCAGCCTTGCGCGCTACGACACGAACGCGGTTGCGAACGGCGCATCGCTGTATTACGCCTCGGCCAGCCAAGTCACCGGAACGGCGGCTGCGGATCGGTATGTCGGGCAGTGCGTCGAGGCCGTTGCCGCCGTGCTGGATTTGACCAATAGCCTCGGGCAGGTCACGGAATACGTCAAGGTTGACCTCAATGTTCCGCAGCGGAAAACCGTTGTAGGCACAGATGTTCAGGCGTATGACGCCGATCTTGATAGGTTGGCGCTGAACAACGGATCGAGCCTGACGAACGTCCCGGCGACGGCACTGCGGGCCGGCACGGTTCTTCCGGCGGTGAGCGGGGCTTCTATAACCGGCATCACGCATTCCGTGACTCTGGCGACCGGCACGGGGTACGACTCCACCGGCGCGGCGATCACCAATGCGGCCGGCGACGTGATGGCCATCGTTACAAACGTGACCATTGTCATCAACCCCTAAGCACATCAGGGCGCGGGGGTGTTCAGTCCCTGCGCCCTGTTTTCAAAAGGGGAATGCGATGTTGCTCAGATGTTTCCTCGTAGTGGTTGGCATATCGTCTTTTGCGTTTGGCGCAACGCAAACCTTTTACCAAGCCTCGGTTTTCAACACCAATGTTTTTCTGCATGACACGAACATTCCAGTCCATTCCCGGCTGCACGCGATTGACCTCCATGTCACCGACAAGACCAACCCCCATGGGGTGACGGCGGCGCAAATTGGCGCGGCGACAGGAAGTCCGTTGTATGAGTTCGCCGAGGTTGACCCGGCCTACGCGACCGGCGGTGTACAGCTCGTCGGCGGCACCATGGCTGGCCCGCTGACCAACGAATATGGGTTTTACGGCGACGGTTCAGGAC